GTTTCTTTGGGTGAGCATATTGGGGTCAAAATGAACGATCAGGCAGAAATAATTGAGGACAATGACGAAGAACTGGACACCGAACTGGAACTAGACACAGAGGTCGATGACGAAGTAGATGCCGATGAGGCTGACACGGATGCAGAAGACAGTGATGATTCAGATGGTGACGAAGATGACGTTATTATCGAGATTGAGGGGGAATCGCCACCTCCAGAAGAAGATGCAAAGGCACCTGGCTGGGTCAAAGACCTACGCAAGAGCCATCGAGAGCAACAGAGGGAGAACAAGCAACTCAAAGAGCAATTGGCAAAATTATCTAGCGCGGCAGCACCTGCAGCCGTAGAACTGGGCAAGAAGCCGACCATCGAGAGTGCTGATTACGATTCTGATTTATACGAGCAGCAGTTAACTGCCTGGTTTGATCGGAGACGTGCGGTAGAAGAGCAGGAGAAACAGATTGAGGAGCAGAAGCGCAGTCAACAGGAAGCGTGGAATGCAACACTGTCAACCTACGGCGAAAACCGCAAGTCACTCAAGGTCAAGGACTTTGAAGAAGCCGAGACAATCGTTCAGGATGAGTTGAGCAACACTCAGCAGGGTATGATCCTGCAGGGCGCTGACAACCCGGCACTGGTCGTGTACGCATTGGGGAAGAACCCCAAGAAGGCGAAAGAGATTGCATCCATAAAAGACCCCGTGAAGTTTGCCTTTGCGGTAGCGAAACTGGAGACACAGTTGAAGGTAACTAACCGAAAGGCAAGCACGAAACCGGAATCGACCATCACTGGCAAGGCCCAGAAGTCGGGAACGGTGGACTCAAACCTAGAACGATTACGCGCAGCAGCGGAGAAGACAGGTGACTATTCAAAGGTCACTGCGTACAAACGTAGCAAGCGTGCGGGTAACTAACCAAACTATAATTAAGGAGCCATCATGGCTAACGAGTTTTCCAAAGAAGAACGCGTAGCGTTCGAGCAAATGACTGAGGGCTTTGAAGACGCCCTGGTACTGAGTCGCAACGTGTCAGTCTACAACACTGACTCACAGATGATGGAGCGTGCAAACGACACCATCTGGCGTCCAATGCCTTACATCCTGAGTTCTATTGACGGCGCTCCTCGCACCGACATTAGCGGCTCATACCAGACTGCTACACAGTTGTCTGTACCAGCTACTCTTGGTTTCAACAAGACTGCACCTTGGACTCTTGATGCAAAAGAACTGCGCGACGCTCTGCAAGAGAATCGTCTCGGTACTGCTGCACGTCAGCGTCTGGCATCTGACATCAACATCGCTGTAATGAACGTTGCCGCTGCACAGGGTACTGTTGTAGTTAAGCGTACTGCCGCTGCTTCTGGCTTTGATGACGTTGCAGAGCTTGATACTGCGTTCAACGAGCTGGGTGTTATGTCCGAAGATCGTTACTTGGCACTGTCAAGCCGCGATTACAACGGCATGGCAAGCAACTTGGCTGGTCGTCAGACTATGAACCAGAAGCCTACAACTGCGTACGAAAAAGCGTACGTTGGTCAGGTATCAGGTTTTGAAACCTACAAGATGGATTACGCCAACCGCATCGCGGCACAAACAGCATCAATCACTGTTGATACTGATGGCGCTAACATCGACTACGTTCCAGCAGCTACTAGCACTTCAGTTGGCGGCCAGATTAACGTTGACAACCGTACTCAAACCATCTCTTGCACCACTAACACTGGTGTAGTTGCTGGCGATTGCTTTACGATTGCAGGCATTAACGCTGTTCACCACATCACGAAGCAAGACACGGGTCAGCTCAAGACCTTCCGTGTTATCTCTGTACCATCAAGCACCTCGCTTGTTATCAGTCCTCCGATCATCTCAGCGTCTAGCACGCCTACTGATCCAGAGAAGCAGTACCAGAACTGTGTAGCTAACTCAGTGTCCAACACTGCCGCAGTTGTTTGGTTGAACGTGGCAGCCGCCGCTATCAACCCATTCTGGCACAAGGACTCAATCGAGCTGATGCCAGGTCGTTATGCTGGCAACCCAGATGGCGCAACTATGCTACGTTACACTTCAGATCAGGGTATCGAGCTGACGTTGACCAAGCAGTTTGCCATTGATACACGGGTCACTAAGTACCGTCTTGACACCTACTTCGGCGTCACAATGTGTAACCCAGAAATGGCCGGCGTTGTTATCTTCGGTCAAACCTAAATAGGTTGAGACTAGGGGGGTCGATTGGCCCCCCGATTCTTTTGAGGAACTGATCAATTGAAAAAAGATCCGCGCTTAGAAAGAGCTGGAGTCAGTGGCTACAACAAGCCCAAGAAAACTCCAAATCACCCAAAAAAGAGCCATGTTGTTGTGGCCAAAGAAGGTGACAAGATTAAAACGATACGCTTTGGTGAACAGGGCTCATCTACAGCAGGCAAGCCTAAATCTGGCGAGTCTGAAGCAATGAAGAAGAAGAGAGAATCATTTAAGGCACGTCACGGGGCTAACATAGCCAAGGGCAAGATGTCGGCAGCCTACTGGGCAGACAGGGAGAAATGGTAATGCCATTAAAGAAAGGTTACAGCTCCAAATCTATTGCATCAAACATCAAGACAGAAAAGAAAGCCGGTAAGCCGATGAAACAAGCCGTTGCCATATCACTGTCTACAGCCGCCAAGGCTGCGGAGAAGGCTGGAAAACCTGGCAAGGCACCGAAGAAGAAGCCTAAGAAATGATCAAGCTGTATAAGCCATTGCTTGATGGTCACTATAAGCGGATAATGGTTCAAGACGTGACCCCATATTTGGATGATGGCTGGTTCAATAGTATCAGCGATCATCAGGCGTACATCGCCAAGTTAAACAGTCCTCCGGTTGAGACGCACCTGTTCGGAGCGCCACCGGAAAAGCCAAAGCAAAAACGTAAACCGCGCAAGAAGCTAGAGGCCGAGTAATGTCATATACCAAGCGACAGTTCGTCACCGCTGCCTTTGAAGAGATTGGCCTGGCGTCGTTCGTCTTCGACTTGACTGACAACGAGCTGCTATCGGCCTGTAAGCGCCTTGACGCCATGATGGCGCAGTGGAACGCTAAAGGTATACGGTTGTCCTATCCGCTGCCTAGCAGCCCTGAGACGACCTCTCTGGACGCTGAGACCGAGGTTCCTGATGCCGCCAACGAAGCGATCATCCTAAACCTTGGTATCCGTATTGCGCCAGGATACGGCAAGACCGTATCACCAGACACGAAGGTATCAGCCAAGGCCGCGTATACAACGTTACTTGGTTGGTCAATGGGGACACCGCCAGAGAAGCAATTCCCTAGCACGCTGCCTGTTGGAGCCGGTAACAAGTCGTGGAGATATGTAGACAACCCGTTCATGCCAGACCCTGTAGATCCGCTGACAACCGGCGGTGATGGAGTTTTAGACTTAACATCTTGAGGAAATAAAATGTCAACAATTAACCGACTGTCCAGTGTAGATGTCCTACAGCCAGGTGATCAGATACCAGTTTGGGATAGCTCCAACGGAGACACCCGAAAGGCATCAATGAGCACCCTGTTGGCATTCGTTGAATCATACTTCGCAGACCCTGACTACAGCACTAGAATCGTTGCGCCAAATACCGACTACTTTACAGTTGATATTGGCAACACTGGCGATTCTATCTGGATGATCGTTAATCCAATCCTCAACTTTACCACTGGCGCTATCACGCTGCCGTCAACAGCCTATGCTGTTAATGACCAAGAGATCACAGTGGTATTCACCGCTGCAGTATTAAACTTCTCAATTACCAGCTCGAG